TATGTGGTTGTTATAGATTTTTCTTCGTGGGCAAATACTGAATTGTACATTGATGGAACACATATATCTGTTACAACTAGTGGCTCTGGAAGTTTTGATTTCGATACTACAGATACTATGATCAGAATTGGACAAACATATATTGGCGATGTTAACGCCGATTTCTACATCAAGAACCTCCAGCTGTTGGTTGAATAAAGGGGCAATATGACTGTATATGATAATAATGTGATATTTGTAAAGCTAAGTAAAGATATCGCGAGCACAGGAGGTCTAACGCTTGAAGAAGATTATGAGTTTTACTTTACAAGTACATATTCTCCACTATATACTTCTGTACGAAGAGTTAGATTAGATTTAGGTAATGTTATTAGGGATATACCCGAAGATACGATTAATCTAGCAATATTTGAAGCGAGTTTAGAAGCAGATGCTTTAACTTTTGGTACGGCTCCTACTTCTGGAAATGAACAAGAGTTTTTCTTATTTGCCAGACGAATGTATGTAACATGCTTGGCTGAAGTTATTTTATTAGGAAGTATATTGGGTAGCGGAGGTGCTGCTAAATCTAAGAGATTAGCGGACTTAGATGTCTCGTATGATGGCCGAACAGATGAATTACTAAAAAAGGCATTGTCTTGCATGGCAAGATTTGAAGCTGTATTAACATCAGCAGGTGAAATTGGTCCCGGAACAAGCCAGAAACCACAATATGTTGTTAAGGGTGAATATGATATAGATAGACCAGTTATAGGGCGTCAATGGCAGCCTACAGTAACTTATAATGGCGCAGATGCAGAAATACCTGCTGCGAATATTAAATCTAAATTAACTACCCAGCGGCGGTGGAGCAGAGATTTTAGATGGCCAAGCCGCTGGAATTCTAGATGGGACTATTAAAATATGGCATATGATCCTTATCCTAGTGTAACAAATTATAATCCGTATTCTGCGAATACTGCATTATATCCGGTGGCTAGCGGGACTACCGAGATAGATTTAAGAGCAGAATTCCGAAGGTTTTTATATGGTTACGGAAGGGAAATTCCGAAAGGACAACGAGGATTACTTAGAAGAATGAGATTAGATGATGATGGAAAATTAATTGAATGCGTATGTTTAGATGAAGTAACAAAAGAACCAGAAATTGATTATGCGTGCCCTTATTGTGCTGGAGAAGGGTATTTATGGACTGAAGAGTGGATAACTTTTTACAAGGTAGAAGTATCTACTAATGAAGGCCTTGTTAGAAAAGATAATCCCGAGAAGGCAGGTATATATAATATACCTTATACCTTCTTTTATGTAGAATACTTTGTTAATCCAAGTGGACATGACAAAGTAATTGAAGTGGATAGAGAACTGGATGGTAAGATTTCCTCACCTTATCGCCGTAGTGCTATATATACAATGTCAAGATGCCAACCATTCAGATCTGATTCTGGTCGTATTGAATATTGGAGACTTGCCGGGGCTAAACGTAGTATTAAGTCGACCTGGCAATAAGGAGGCTATATGCCACCAAGGACGGATATTCTCTCAGATGATTTATTAGATGAATCTAGGGTTATCTTAGAAAAGATTGCAACTCATGGTGTTGTGCCAAGAACATACTTGGATAGCTTGCTTGATTCTGATGGTCGTTCGCGTCAGCCACACGAAGCAAAAGATCTAAGTGGTTTTTATCAATACGTAAAGGATGCAATTGACGATACCCAAACAGATGAAGGTGTTACCACCGAGAATAAGATAATATTTACAGAGGATTATCCGCCTAATGATATGGTTACGGAAACTATTTCGCTAAATCTAGTAAGTCGAACTCCTGCGGGACTAGGTAGCGGAAGACCTTTTCAGGGCCATTTTAAGGAATTGCGACCAGGTATTAGAGGTTTAACTGATGATCCAGAACGTCCGGGCCATAAGATGATAATATATGGACAGCAATATGAAAATGAAGTTAGATTTACCTGTTGGGCAAAGACTAACAAGCAAGCAAATTTACGGGCGTTATGGTTCGAAGATCTCATGAAGAAATACGCTTGGTATTATAAGTATATGGGAATTATGGAAGTATTATTCTTGCGTAGAGATGAAGATCTTGTATTAGATGGCGGCGGACAAGGCAATCTCATCCATGGCCGTCCGATGCTCTATTATGTCCGAACTGAGCGTTTGACATATCTATCCGAACCAACAATTAGGCGTGTTATTTTACGCTATCGGGCTAATACAACGGAATATGATGAATAAGGAGGCTAAAGGTAGTTATGGCTTATACTAATTTACCGGCAGTCTATACCGAAAAAATTGATGGTGGATTAAGAATTCTTACCACCAGCAGTGCTCCTAAAGTACTAGTTCTTGGTACTTCCTCAAAGGGTTTTGCTGAGACCCCCTATCTGGTTGGCCGCACTCAAGAAGCTGCGGTTGATTTTGGTACAACAGGAAGTTTAATCCGAGGAATGTATGAAGTATCTACTGCTGGTGCTGAAAATATAATCCTATTTCGTATTGGTGCAACTGCTTGTACTATTGAAGGTTTAGGTGTTGCTGCTACTACAGGTGGAATTAAAATTGAGACAGATACCAAAGATGATAGTGTTGGTACTGACTATGCAATGTATTTTGATGCTACCGCTAGTGCAGAACGCCTAGTTGTCAGAAACGAAAATACCGGAATTACCGTATTCGACCGTAGCTGGGCTAATACTGCAGCGACAATCGATCTTGGTGAAGTATATGTTTCTGGCGAGCCTGATGGCAATGGTACCGATATTGGTTCTGCTTCTAGCTTCGTAACTTTTGCCAATGTAGGTGTTGGAGCGGTAAGTTATGCAGTTACTTATACAGCTGGAACAGACGGTACAGGCCCTAGCCGAATGAAATTATATGAACTTTTATTTAAGGCATATAAGGACTTAGAAAATACCGACTTTGATCTTGTAGTCCCTGTTGATATATACTTAGACGATCTTAATGTTGTAGATTTAACGTCCGCACAAGTTACTTCGCGGGCACTAACTTCATTAAGCGATTATCCAACCGAGGGAGATACAGATGATGTTTTAGGTAAGTTCTATGCCGAGGAATATGGTGGTGAATGGTACTTCTGGTGGTGGTTCCCTGCGGATCCAGCAAGTCCTGTTTTTAGTGGAGCGCAGATTTATCCATCTGCTGGCAGTGCTGACGCTACCCATACTTGTGATGGTACAGTATTAACTGCTTCTGATTTTCATGAAGTAAACTTTGCCTATCAGTTGGCTGATTTCTGTTATGTCAATTCAGAAAATAATGTTGAATGTCATGGATTTATAGGCGTGCTACCTCCTACCACGGCAGCGCTTTCTGATGTTAACGACTGGATCGGCAAGTTACCTACTTACGTAACTGACTCAAATGGCAATCAGACAATTTCAAGTTCTGCTTATAATGGAACCGGTCTTCTAGGTAATAAGTTTATGGCCGGTAAATACGGTTTCAGGAGTAGTGTGGCTGGTGGAGGATTTATTCTTACCGATGATCACTATCTAGATGGAACCGAGGAAACTGATCGTGGAGGTTCTGTAATCGATATTGGCGCATATATATCAGTTGTTGGTGCTTGGGGTAATATCTACAACTCATATGATACAACTGGCTTTGGATATACTGCTACAGTGGCTCCAACATATGCAGGTTTTGTATCAACTTTACCTTCCAAAAGTGCTCCAACTAATAAAGTATTAGAAGCAGTTGGGTTACCATGGAGGATAAATAACACGAAACAAGACCAGCTGGCTGGAGTTAAGTATGTTATGTTGCGAGAACGCCCAAAGGGCGTTGTTGTGGCTGATGCTCCTACTGCAGCTAAATCTGATAGCGATTACAGGCGCTTAACTACCGTATTAATAGTAAAAGACGTTGTAGACGCAATCCGTGCTGCTGCTGATCCATTTATTGGAGAACCTAATACTGGAGCACAGAGAGCTGCTTTACAAACAGCCATCGAGTCGGCCTTAGGAAAGCTACAAAAAGGCGGCTATATTACTCGGTATGATCTAAATATTACTGCAACTCCAGCTCAAATAGTTGAAGGTGACGCAACTATCGAATTAACACTAGTTCCTGCGTACGAATTACGGCAAATTACGCTGGTACTGTCACTGGCTGCTATTTAAGGAGGAGATAACAGATGGTTGCTACAGCTCCTATTGTTAGCGAATATGCAAAATCGCTAAATTCATTTTCTGGTGTTGATATGAAAGCCACCTTCGGTAATGTTACCATTGGCGAACTACAGGCCATCTCATATTCGATAACCAGAGAAAAAGCTCCGATCTACACGATGGGGAGCCCTGATCCTCGTGGATTTTCCAGAGGAAAGCGAGGTATTGCAGGAACGATGATCTTTACCGTTTTTGATCGCCATGCATTACTGACTGAATTACACGACCTATTCTTCCAGTCCGATATTGATGATATCCGACCTGAATTTCTAGGAAGACAGACGCAGGCATTGGATTTCCAACTTTCTGCCTCTAGTGGCCGGACTGCGGCTTCTCCTGTTGGTGGGGGTATTGCGGCTTCACCTGCTTATGAGGGTGGAATTCAACAAGAATCTAGTGTTTCTACTGGTGTAGGTCAAGATCAGGAGATTGCTCATCCGTGGTATGTCGATCAAATTCCCCCGTTTAACGTAACTCTAACTGCAGCGAATGAAGCCGGGGCTTTGGCTGTCATGAAGATCTTTGGTATTGAGCTATTGAACGAAGGTTATGGTATTAGTGTTGATGACATTAGTTCCGAACAGCAATATACTTATTTAGCTCGTACAGTTTTACCATGGCAGTGGGTAAGACCTAAGACTGAATTTATTAACCGTGTAACTGGTTAATTAACGGCCCGTTATCGGGCCAAAAAGGAGATATATGGCTCTCGTTGAGATTACGAAAGAAAATGAAAGACAGATGAAAGAGGCAATAGATGCTAGTATTGGTACTATATCTTTTAGTGGTGCCGATGTTAAGCCTGTTGTGTTTCTTCCTATACCTCTTGAAAGATTACAGGACGAAAGGAACAAGGCTCTTGATGAATTAAAAGCCATACAGTCTTCCATAGTAAGTATTCTTGGCGAGGCAGAAGATTTAAGTATAGAGTTGGCAGCAGCGCAAGCTGCTTATGATGCCGCCGTTGCTGGAGGCGGAGATGTAGCGGGCACGTTAAGTGCCTGGAATGCTGTCAGAAGACGAGTGGATGTATTCAATCAAAAGTATCCACCTAATGCAATCGAAGCACTTAGGACGCAGGAGCAGGCTGCTTTTACGCAATATAATCGTCTTAATGCCGCTACAAAAGATAATAAAGGGGCCGAGACCTATGTAAAACCTGTAATCCTTGGTAATTTACAGACAGTTTCTTATTCGTCTTATAGAGAAAAATTCCCTGTTAGGACACTAGGCCGAGTATATCCTAAAAGCTATACTAGAGGCGGACGTACAATAGCAGGTTCTCTTATTTTTACTGTTATTAACAAGGCTTGTTTATGGGAGTTATTACAAACTAATTTAAAATTTTACAGTACTGGTGTAATATCCGGATCAGAAGGTGCTTACCCGGAATTTAGTACTGTAATGGTAGATCAATTACCTCCATTTGATTTGACTCTTTTATTTTCCAACGAAGTTGGAGATAATTCATATATGGTATTATATGGTCTTGAAATTATTAGTGAAGGCCAGACTATAAGTATTCAGGATATGCTTACAGAGAATGTAATGCAATTTGTAGCGAGAGATGTAGATTTATTGCAGCCAGTACATGAAAAACGTCGAATATTAGAACCAAACAGCCCAATACCTCCTCCGACTACTATAGAAGGTTTGCTTAGTAGACAGCGTAGGCTTAAAAGATTAAATCCATTTGTATAAGGAATTATCATGAGAGACAACGTTAATTACAATGCATATGATTCTAAGTATGTAATGGATCTAAATACGTCATCTTATGAGTTTGATTATTTTAGCGGTAGTCAAATCTCTATATATATTGGAGATTTACTAATCGATGATATTGCACATATTGCATTCGACGTTAGACAAAACAAAAAACCAATTTACAGTT